AATCAACAACAGTGTTTGTGTTAGCCAAAGTAATCTCAAAGTCCAATCTAATATCTACTGTGTCTCCCAATGAGAGGCCAGTGAAGTCAAACCTGTCAGTAGACGTGTCCCACAAATCTGTCACACCTGATAGTGCAAAAACCTTGTTAGTGAATGGGCCAAGTCCATCATTTGTAATCTCGTACTGGGTGTTGGCAGATACAAGGGAGATAGGTGTAGTGGCTGTAGCAAGGTCATTATAATCGTATATGCCTTGTGAAATTGTCCCGGGAGCTGGTGTGTGGTTTGTCCATGTAGAAGCACCACCACTAGAAGTTAGTATTTGTCCAGCAGTAGAAGTTGAGGCACCCTTCACGTCATGTAGTTGAGCTTCTGGTATGTCTTTGTGTTGTATTGTCATCTTTCCTCCAGACAAAAAGAAAGGGAGAGAATTTCTCCCCTCCCCTTATAGGTATGCTTACACGATGTAAGTATATTTAACCACTGCTGTACCAGCTGTTGGGCCAGCGATAGTCAAATCGCCTAGCACAGAAACTGTTACGTAGTTAGCAACTGCACCGTTAGCAGCAGAGATGTCTTGTGCACCTACTGTAGCTGACGAGATAGAGCCTGTGTAGAAATCTACAATCTCTGTTACGATAGCACCAGCTGGGATTTGAGACTTAGTTGGAAGGCTGTCACCATCGAAGTTTACTACAACTTCTTTGTCAGCACCAACTGTGTTAATCTCACCGCCTTTGTAACCACCAATGTCACGTTGACCATAGTGATTGTAAGCTGTACCACTTGTGTGTGGAAATACGCTGTTTTCAAAACCCATTATAATTCTCCTTAAATCTTAGTTGCTGAAGTGATTAGAACACCAAGGGTGTCAACACGCTGTACACCTAGACCGTAGCGAGTCTTAACAGTGAACTCATCACGACCCTTCTTAATGTTACGCTCGCCTTCAACACGAGGCATACGTCTCCATGCTGCCATTACAGGCTTGCACTGATCGTCAAGTACACACATAGCGATGTTAGCAACAGCACCTGATACAGAAGTTGTACCATCACTGAAAGTACCAGTAGGTAGGCGGTTAGACAAGATGATGTCGAAGCCGTATAGCTGACCAACAAAACGCATACCAGAAGACATGCCAGAACGCAAGATAGATTCTGCGAAAGGAGTTACGTCAGTGGTGATGTTAACCAAACGGTTAAGAGTTGCTTCAACTACTGGGTCAGCAATAAGTACACGACCTTGAGTTGGTACGTTAGCCTTATCGAAAGCTAGACGCATCTTGATAAGCATGTCTAGTTCAAATGTATTCTCACTGCCTGAAGTAGCAACAGTAGAAGCGATACGGTGAGCAAAGCCATTAACTGCGTTAGCATCAGCATCAGTCTGACCACCAGCTGCAACTGCCAAGAANCGAGTCTCNAAGTTCTCTTGNAGAGCACGAGTAGATTCAGCTGAACGAGCTGCCATAACAGCATCAATGTTGTAACCATCTTCACGTAGGTCATCAGTTACGTACCAAGCATCACCAGAGTAATCTGTCATTGATAGCTGNATACGACCAGTGTCGATTGGGTTGTAAGTTAATTCTTCATTCTCACCAGCTTCCTGAATAGTTACAGTACCGATGGTAGGGATGTTTAGAGTGTCGCCAGAACCNAAGTCTGCAACATTGCGGTAGTATTGCTCACCTAGCAAACCGTCATGTAGGTTCTTTAGAATGAAGCTTGAGTAGATTTCCTGTTCGATGAACGCAGTTGTGTTAGTCGTGAGTTGCATAGTCTATATCCTTAAGTAGTAACGTTATGTTTTTGATAGACGCTATTACGAAGTTGTTTTAAGTAGTCTATCTGATCGTTTGTGGAAGCTCCACGCAACAGAGATTTTTCTGGTGGAGGAACATCAAAGTTAGCTTCTTGGGGTTGGGCACTGATATTGATACTACCAGTAGTTGCTTTTGTCTGCGGTTGCACAGACGAACCAAAAAGTTGAAGGGCTGCTTGAGGGCTTGTCTGAGACAAACTCTGAAGAGCTTCGACAGTCATGCCTAGTTCAGCTGCTTTAGAAGAAACAACTTCTTGAGTCTTTTCTCCATACTGCGTAAACAGTGCATCACTAACTTGCTTCTCATTATTCACAGCTACTGATTGTTGTTGTTGCTGTGCTGAGAAGTTTTGAACGAGGTTTAATACCTCCTGCTCATTCATTCCACTGACTTGAGGGGTAGACTCAGGCTGGGCTTGCTGTGCAGTGAGCTTATCTACAACGTCTTCCACTGCTGCTCTCTTGCTCAGCTCTTCGTTCAATCTAGCTATCTCAGCAGCTTGTGCGTCAACCTCTGACTTAAGCTGTGGAATGTATGATTGACTATGAGCTAAAGCATCTAGAGCTTTAGGGATGTCATTATATTTCTGCTCTCCATTCTCATTTTTAATCATGCTTAACTGGTCAGTAAAAGCTGATTCTTGAGATGGTTGTTGTGCAGGGGTTTCCTGCTGATTATTAAATGCTGATTGTTCAGTTGTCATACTTGGTGAGTATCCTACTGTTATTAATGTTTAGTGTTATTAAGAAGAAGTATATATTCTTAATAGTTTGTATATGCTGTATATTCTTAGTATACTACTATATACTAGAAATATTGAGTTTTCTATACATTTATTTTTCCAATAAGCTCACTATTTCTTCTAGTGCTCTACGGTAGCCAATGATGTCAGCTTGCTGGTAACACCAGTTAGGATTGTCATACTGAGCCTTGTTTGTACTTAGAGCAGAGTCTATCTTCTCCTCACATATCTCAGACAACCTCTTCCTAACTACAGTGGAGGACTTGAAAGCAGACTTAATGTCTGCCTCCAATTGACCCTCTACACCTTTCGTCCAAGTGGTCTTCACACACCCTCCATTGGAGCCGTATCTCTAATCATAGTCTCTTCTTGTGCTGTAGCAGCAGTAGACTGCATCTCAGTCTGCTCAAAGATGCCAGCATTAGGCGAGAATACGTTATAGCCATGTAGCCCTGTAATGTCGTTAATAAAGTCTGTAAGAGCAGCTGTGGACGTGTGAGGCTGAACCATCTGACCTAGTGGTGAGTTAAAGATGGTCATAACATTCTGCAAGTCCTGAGACTGCTTAGCAAAATGTCTAGCACCCATTGGACGTACAATACCATTGGCAGTGATGTCCTCTCGTGTCACACTTAGAAACTCTTGGATGTTAAACTCTTTGTCAGTAACTCGGATGACATCAGTGATGTCTAGGTTACGTCTAGCAGTTTCAATCATATCGTTAAGCAAAGGCTCTAGAAGATTGGTCTCGAAGTTAGTCACCTTAGCTTGGAAGATACGACCTGCCGCTGTAGCCAACTGCATCACTTCTCCGAGGGTTTTCTCTCCGGGGGTACGTATGCCAGCTGCTTCTCTCGGAGCACCCGCATACAGCTCCATACGGTCTTCTATGGAGGCCATCTCACTAGCTGCTGCCATAATACCGTTTAAGTTCTTACCTAACTCTTGTACATCACCATTCTCATCAATGCCAATCTCTACACCCGGCCCCCATACAAACTCCTCCACTTCACCAATTACTTTCAGTGGTGGATGGACGGTTAAGTCCATAGCATCAGCCTTCAAGTTCTCTAGGTGATCTAAGCGATACTGAAGCCCTACAAGGTTATCTAGTGGCCCCATAGCCCATAGGTTGTCTGGACGGAATCTCCAGCCTACGTGTCTGATATTAGCTCCTGTGAACCAAATAGGAGAAGGTTCATTCCGAACTTCAAATGATCTGTCTACAACTGTTACAATACGATCAGTTTGTAGTTCATCATTTGTGTGGTCGTGGTAGTCTCCAAAGAACTCCAAGATTTCAATGTAATCTGACATGTAGTATTCAAACATGTTACCAAAGCCATCTGCTTGGTAGCCTACAGCCTTTTCAAAGTCTTCCTGACCCATACCCCCAGCCATACGCTTAATCTCTTCCCTACGAGCTATGGCAGGCTCCCAGAACTTCTGGTCAGGGTCTGTAGCTGCCAGCTTCTTAAGCTCACCAATAGTCTTAACACTCCGAACTATCTTAAAGCTATCATCAAAGGTGTTCGCTAAGGGGTTGAATACGATGTCTAAGGGACTTATACGTTGAGCCCTTGGGCCTACATAGTCTGGAACTACAGAGCCATCAGCAGTCTCCTTATAACGTGCCTCGAAGTGAGAGGTTACAAAAGCATTGCCTGTGTCAATGTAGTCATACAGACACTTCTCAATCTCTGTAACAAACTTAGTCTCTCTCACCTTGTTAGACATGTAGCCTTCAATAGCCTTTGCCTTGTTCTTGTGAGCGTCCTCTCGACTATACGCTTCCCACTTCACCCAATTATCATTGGGGAAGAGAGCTGATACGTAGTTAGCAAATAGGTTGTCCCGTATCTGGCACAGCTTAGGGATGGTTGTTGAGTTTTTCCAAGGCAGGGTTGAGTTAGTTGTAGTGGAAGTATCTGTAGCGAAGACATAGTCTCGCAGCTCACTCCACTCCTGTAGCTTACCCTGACGCTGGTGGTTAAACTTGTCCCATAGGTTACTCACCCATGCAGCACCAGCATCCTGTCCTGTGGACTCTTGTATCTCAGCCACTTTGGTCATTTGATTTCCTCTTGTCGTAATGGTCTTGAGCAGCGTTTAGAACTAACCACCCATCAAAGTATTGCATGTTTCTAAACCACAAACCCACTTCTTGTAGGTAGGCTTTGGCTTCTGGATAAGTACGAGGTCTTAGCGGAATGCTACACCTCCGAAGCGAGAGCCTGTCTGTACGCTGTCAAAAAACCCTTCCATCTTATGCCTGCTAGATTGTTTAGGAGCCACTGCTATATCCACAGCAGAAGCTAGGGAGTCTTTTAAATCATCATGCGGAGGTCGTGCTAAGACAAGCTCTTCTTCAAGCTGCTGAGTCCAACCACCTTCACGATGCCACACCTCTAGATTGTCATACCTATGCTCTAGAGAAGCCTTGATACGCTCCTCCTTGCTGCCCTCTGCCTTCCCGGGCCTGAACTCATCAATAGGTAGGGACATACCTTCTTTCTTTAAATAGTCCTTAATACTGTTTACAA